TTCACATCTGCGGGAAGGATGCAATCCTCAATAACTTGAGGACGATACTTCTCCACCCATAAAAAATCGTTACGCATCAGTTATTAGGTTCGAGTGCAATAAGGTACTTAACGTTGTCTGCCTCAAAGCGAGCAACATTGTGCCTGCTGATGGTTACATCATAACCCTGAGGATAGAGTTTCAGATTCTCCATCTTGAAACAGTAGCAAAACTCTTCAGTGGTATCACCAACTTCGATAGAGTATGTGTTGGAGGTCTCATTTTTCTTATCGGTCAGAGACAGACTCATGCTCTCACCATTACCATAAAGGCAAAGATCAGGCACACCACAAATAGACCATGCCTTACGAATCTGTTGAAGGACTGGTGCTTCAAGACGGAAGCGAACATCTTCAGTAGGAAGATCAACATCCTTCTCGGGAGGTTGGACAATGATATCTGGGTCTGAATAGAAGAATTTAACCTTGGAGCGATTACCAGGATTGGTGATCAGAAGGTGGGTATCTTCCTCAGTATTGATAACTGGAGTGCCATCAAACAGATTGAAAACTGCAATCAAAGAAGGCAGATCGTAGATTGGCATATCACGGGTAAAGGTTTCTTCAACCTTTGCCTTAGCAAGAATATTCTTATTCAGACTCAGAGTCTGAATTTGGTTGCCAGGTTTAATAACAATCGACTTATTAATGGTCGAAAAGTTTTGCAAAAGATCAATAGTCTCTTTAGAAATTACAGTCATCGATTAGGATACTCCTCACGGTTTGCATTTTTATCATTGAAGTGCATAAGAAGCACTGCATAGTGCATGACCTTCATGATGTCACGGCGGGCAGTGCCTTTCTTATCGTAGCGTGAAGCATACTTCAGAATGTTGCTACGGCAGAAAGGTTCTCCATCACCACAGGCGGCAATCAAATCAAGAGTTTGAATGCCATCCTCACCTTCAGAATAATGCTGACGGTAAGTGTCCATGATGTATTGACGCAACTCGTCAAGGATCACGTCTTCATTATATTTGAAATTCATAATCAGAAAGGGACTTCCTCAGTATTGTACTCGGAATCCTCGCCTGCGTCAACTTTAGTATACAGGTCAAGGAAAGATTGTTTGGTATCTTCATCAAAGCGATTGATGCAATTAGTAATTGCCTTAATGCGATCACCAAAGATTTCATACGCCTGCACAATATGCACCAGGCGGCGGGTGGTGATAATTTCATCAACACCACCATCAAAGAAGGTCTTGCGAATAACGCCTGCCCACTTCACAAGATTGTCAGCAAACTGCTGATCGGCACCGTTATTAACCAAGATCTTAGTTTCAGTTGTAGCAGAAGGATAATCCTGCTCAAAGGTCACAGGGAAACGCTCAAGAAATGCCTCATTGAGCACATTAGTGCCAACAAAACGACCGTCATCACTACCCTTACCTTTAGTATTGGCAGTAGCAAACACATTAAATCCAACTGCAGGACGCACATAGCGACCAATCTTCTTAAGGAAGACGCCCTTACCTTCTAGCACAGATTGCAGGCAGAGAATTTTGTTGGATGCAAGATCGATCTCGTCTAGAAGCAGCACTGCTCCCCTTTCCAGAGCATCCACGACTGGTCCGTTATGCCAAACAGTTTCACCATCAACAAGACGGAAACCACCAATAAGATCATCCTCGTCAGTTTCAATGGTGATATTAACACGAATCATTTCCCTATTTAGTTGGGCACATGCTTGCTCCACAGAGAAAGTCTTACCGTTACCAGACAGACCAGTAACAAAGGTGGGATAAAAACGACGCGACTGAATGATTTTCTTCACGTCAGAGAAATTCCCGAACGGGACATAATTGATATCTTTCTCAGGAATGAAGCACTGAATTTCCCGATCGGTATCATTCAAAGTTTTTTCCAAACGCTCTGCTACAGTAAGATTCCATTTACCACGACCACTCTTATATTTCTCCAAACGCTTACTACCAGTGGCATAGTTGATGCCCAATTCGCCACATGCTTGCTGCACCATTGCAACATTAACCTCAGCACCATAGTTGGTTGTCAGATTGGCAACCAGTTGCTCAGTGGTGACTTCAGATTTGCGGGGCATTGCTCTCCTGTCGATTACCTAGTAATTATAGCACGACCGATCCCTGGGATGCCACCATTGAGACCAGTTGATCAACTGGCACAGGTTGCTCACTCTCCAAGGGTCGCAAATACTCTTTATGCACTGCAACGGTTGCTTTCAACCCCTCCTTCATATACCAGAAACCATCCATGGGATTGGTATGATCCCCACAGGTAAAGATATCACAAACTGCCATCCGATTCTCTGGCCAAGTATGAATCGAGATATGTGATTCTGCCAGAAGAGTGACTGCAGTAACTCCCTGTGGCTCAAACTGATGGGATACAGTATTTAGAAAAGTAGACCCACATTTTTGGGCAGTTTCATATAAAAGATTCTCAATAAACATACGGTCATTGAGAAGATTTGCATCACAGCGATATAGGGTAAAGAGTATGTGTTTCAATTGTCATTCAATCCAATCTGGTTTACGGGATCCGTCACGAAGATAATTAGATGCAACCCAAGGTTTGCTGCTAATGTACATCTTGTAAGCAGTAAAAGTGTCAATGCTTGTGTCAAGTTTAAACTCATCTGGCATTGCTCGGGCAAAATGATCGGCCATACTATAGCAAGTAATGGCTTCGTTTGCATTACGGTGAAATATTTTCTTTGCCTCAACTAAAGTTTTAGCACAAGAATGAATCTTATTATATCTATGTGTATACTCAGTTGTCAATGACAGACCGTGAGCAATTAACCACGCAGTATTGTAAATATTTTTTGCTGCCCATTGTGTGCATGGGTGATTGCGAAATGCACCCCCTTTAGTTTCATAATGACCACCTTCTTTTTTTGGTAGTGTGCCCCAGTCATAATACCATTTGGAATATATGATGCTGAGCATTTGACAACATTCTAATGGCATCTTTACGATGTGCTTGTCTGGCAATACCTGTGCAGATTTTCTTGGAGACCGATCAGTTACAAAGATATTCATTTGAATACTGCAGTGACACTTACTATTGTAGCACCAGGATTGCGAGCAATCGCAACCTGTTTTGCATCTTGATAATCCTTAGCAATCACTTCTTCCTTGAAGACAGTGCCTGCCTTGTAGAGGGTAACTTCACACTTCATGCGATTTGCTCAATGAATGCATTAAGGATAGTTTTGTTTGCCATCTTAGATCCCATGTGCTTTTTAAATGCACGAGTCAACTCTGCTTTAGTTGCAACTTCTTTTTTCTGCTTAACTTCAATATCCTCAGTGCCACTACCAATATACTGGTTAGGCATAAAGAATTGTTTGGTAAATCCAGTCTCACCGCTGAGAGAAACAAAACGCTCTTTCAACCATTGTTTCTGATATTTGTCCTGCTCAGAATATGGGACAAATTCCTGCAGAGTCCTATTCAATTCATGTTTACTGCAGAGACGAATTCCCACCCAATTGTAGTTAGTGATCTCTTTGAAGAAAGAAACAATCTCGGCAGTGGTGCTATAAGGATCGCTAGCAAGGCGACGAGAATAACCAGTCATAGGATCCCGAAGAATGAAAATCTTATTACGATTGTGGCAAAGATACTCGGTGCGATACTTACCAGCAAAATACGTATCATCTTCATATTTCATACCAACATAAGACATAGGATTTGCCTCACCATCAGTAAGAGAAATTACATTTACTTTCTGGACTTTCTCAAGTTGCTTCATGCGATTCACTGCTTCACGCATACACATAGTTGCCTCAGCAAGAGGAGTGCCACCAAGACCATAAAGACCATGAGCACCATGCTCAGAGTGTCCAACTTGACCCCATGCTTGTGCCCAAATATATTGCATTTGCTTATCAATTGCTTTGGTATTCATTTGTGAAGAAAAGAATTCAAGCAGTTTGAAATCATCAGAGATGTGCAGAGTATTCTCCATAACTTCTCCAGTGTGAAGTGACTTGGGACGATCATATCCACTTTGGAAGGCATACACCCTAAATGGAATATTCACCTTACGGCAAAACCAAATCAGGTTGTAAGTTTGGCGAAGGGTATCCATCAAGACATTCTGCATGGATCCAGACCAATCAAGAAGCATAATCAGACCATGACTCTTACCATCAGGAATGATGGTTACTTTCTTAAAGATGTCTTCGTTATAGCGATAGGTATGGAGTTTGTTTGTATCAAGCACACCAGTCTTAGACACAGAAGCACGAGCATAAGCATCAGCAGACTTCTTCATCTCAAACTGCTTTACAAGATAATTAACAGATTTTTGAGCAGATTTCTTATACTCTTCATACTTACGGATAGTATAATCAAGCGACCGATAATAATACTGGTGCTGATTCTCGGTTGTAAATGCCCGACCATAGTAGAAGAAGATAAGATCCTCTTGAATTTTTTTCCAAGGAGTCACATACTCATCAAGTTTGATCTTAGGCAATTCAAGATAAACCCACTCCTTAGCATCATCATCCACAAGATCTTCCAATGCTTGACGCAATGCCTCTTCAGTTACAGACTGAGTTTCATCATAGTCTTGTCCATAACTAGGAGTATCCAAATCAGCATCATCGCCACCGATTTCTTTACCATTATCAGCATCACCCTTTTCTTTACTATCTTCATCAGCACTTTCATCGACAGTTGAGGGACTATACTCAACATCATCAGATCCTGTGCCAGGAGTTTGATTCTCTTGATTATCTGGCAGATCAATTTTCTCTTGCTGCTTCTGCTCGGCATGACCATACAGATCTTTAGCAAGTTGGACAACCTCATCAAAGGTTACCGTATTTGCAGCACGATCGACAAATGCCTTCTCTTCGATAGAAAACTCAAGAGAGGTATTGCCTTTGAAATATAGATTAATACGATCGATCAAAGGAAGTTTTGTAATATCCGATTGTTTCACGCCAAAGAAATCTTGATCCCACAACTCACGGTAACCATCAAAAAAAGATTTGCGAAGACCAGGATAGGTGCGCTTCATCATCTTTTCGATGCGAGCATCCTCT